GCAAGCAGTACAACAACTATTCACAGAAAAATACCGACCAAAAAATCTTAGTGAATTAATATTACCAACAAGAGTAATGAATAAATTCAAAGATGGCCTTCCGCAAAACATGTTATTAGCAGGTAGTCCAGGTACCGGTAAGACCTCAACCGCAAAGGCTATAGTAAACCAATTTGGAATGCCATATCTTTATATTAACGCATCTACAGATACTTCAGTCGATGTTATTAGAACAAGAATTACAGACTTTTGTTCTACCGTTTCTATTATGGATGGTCCAAGTTCTATGAAAGTTGTAATACTTGATGAGATTGATGGTGTAAGTGACCAATTCTTTAAAGCACTCCGTGCGACAATGGAAACATTTGCATCAAATAGTAGATTTATCGCGACATGTAATTATATTAATAAATTACCAGATCCGATACTTTCTAGATTTGAAGTTATTAATTTTGACTTTGACAAAGAAGACGAGGCAGAATTAACAAAACAATATATTAGACGTGTTTATGAAATTTGTAATAGTGAAGAAATGCAAATTGAAAAACCAGCTCTACTTGAATTTGTAAGACGTAACTTTCCAGACTTGAGAAGTACTCTAAACAAATTACAAGGTTTTAAAGCACAAGGAACCTTCAATATTAAAGTAGAAGATGTTAAAAGATTTAATTCAGTCTATAAAGACATATTTGAATTAGTATTTAATGAAACAGACCCTGTAAAAAATTACAAACTATTAGTTAGTAATTATTCTAACAGAGTAGATGATGTATTGCAATCGTTGGGCGAAGACTTTCTTGAATATATACAACAAGAAAAAACCCAAAGTATAAAGTGCATTCCAGAAATAGTTGTTGAAGTTGCTAAACACCAGGCTCAACGAACACAGGTTATAGACCCTGTTATAACAATGCTATCTCTGGTTTATAAAATACAAGAAATAATTAGAAAATAAAAAGTTATGATGAAAAAAGGCGGACATACACTCTTAATCGACGGTAACTATTTTTTACATAGTCGCCTATTTGTTCTACCTAGACCAAAACAGGGTAGAATGTTAGAAGATGACGACTCAAGAGCAACTCTTATGAGAAAGCTTGCAATTGACCTTGCATCAGAAGTAAGAAAGATGAGAGACTTTATTGATAAAGTTGTAGTAACAGTAGATGCTAGAAGTTGGCGTAAAGACCTCTATCCAGAGGCAGAATATAAAGGTACTAGAAAACCTGACAGTAAAATAGACTGGGGCAGTGTATATAATATTTATGAAGAGTTTCAAGCAATTCTTCAAAAACACGGAGTTGTTGTTCATAAAATAGAAGGTGCGGAAGCAGATGACGTTCTATTCGGCTGGTCAACATTCTTAAATAATAAAGGTAAAAACTGTATTGTTTGGTCAGGTGATAGAGACCTTATTCAATTGGTAAACTATTCACAACCAAACGATTCATATACCCTATGGTATTCACCAACCCAAAAAAGTCTCTATACATTTAAAGACTTTAATAAAGTTCTTAATAAAAAATCAGATATTTCAAATGAAGACTTTTTATTTAATATGAGTTCTTATAGTGGTATGGCTGAAGAGTATAAAATACACGTTAAAAACTGGATTGAAAACAATAAAGTAAAAGTTACTGAAGTTAATTGCGATGAATTTATTTTCAAAAAAATTCTTATTGGTGACAAATCAGATAATATTCAATCTGTAATAATATGGCAAAAAGAAATCAAAGGTGGTAAGCTTAGAACCTATTCAATTACAGAAAAACTGGCAGATAAAATCTATGAACAATATACAAAAGAAAAAGAAACATTTGTCATAGACCAGTTATTTAACCCTGATGAACTGGATATCCTCTCAGATATAGTCTATAGAGTTATTGGTAAATCTAAGAAGAATATCATAAAAAATAACATATTTCAAAATATGAATCTTATGATGTTACATGTTAATGTTATACCGGAAGCAATTCAAGAACAAATATATTCAGGTGTAGAAAATTGTCAAAGATTTTTAGATGAAACAGATTTTACAAAATTAGTAAATAAAGATAAAATATTAGAAGGTACTGACTGGTTAAAGGTCGTAACCCCTGTCGATAAAGGTATTTTTAGTGGTTTAGATGAAACAAAAGAGGTAAAAAAACTAAAACTAATAGGTAAAAAGAAAGACAATAAATTATTTTAAATGTTAGACGAAACAAAACTATTTGATTTTATAAAAATAATGTTTACAAAACAGGAACATTATAATAAAATAAAACAATTTAATAAAAAGAGACATCATTTCATGGTTAACCGCTTTATGGCTATAAAGTTTCCTTCAAATGCCCAGTTATTTAATTTTAATGGAATTAACGGAGGAAGTGTTATAGATTCTTGGCAGATGGTTACAAGTAGATTTAATAAAGTACCTGGTTGGATATATACCAGGACTAAAAATACAAAAAAGAATACTAAAGATAAATATCAACCAAGCGAAGAGGCTTTAAGAATTTATATGGAAAAGAATGAAATTGGTAAAAGAGAAATTGAAGAACTAAAACAATTTAATAAAGAGCAATTTTATTCTGATCTAAAAACTTTAGAAAATCAGATGAAAGTTTATGGCTAATTCTCAACATTTTCCTGAAATAATAAGTGCAACTTTTTATAAGCACAACTCTATAGACAATAGAATTTATACGTCAATCATGGATACTTGTAAAATTAAAAAGCATAAAGGAAGCTTTTTGGTTAGGGCACAAGACGTTAAACAAATTTTATTTGATAACTATAAAGAAGAGATTCAAAGAATAGAAATGGCACCTTCGAGAAGTCTATATAGAGAGGCAAATACCATTTATTTTCTAAATAAAATTATCAAAGAAATGAAAAATCTTAGGTGGATGCAAATAAGTCTATCTAAAAATTCAAGTTATAGTAGAGTAAACCAAGATGAAGAAACGGGTAGTAAAAGTATCAATTTTAATTTTAAAGTTGTTAGAGGAAGTTTTAGAACATTTGACCTTTTTAAAGAAAAAGAAATGGAAAGGGTAAATGAAGTTCTTACAAAAATAGGAGCCATAAAAAATCTGCATTACTCTATTGTCAAATTAAATTCTCTTACGGAAAGGCTTGAATCTACCGCTGAATCTGCAGAAGATATGGAGATTAAAAAGGTTTGCGGCAAAATGATAAATTATTTCGATTCATGGATTGAAGACGATCCAGAAACCCTAATAGTCACAGATTATCTAGATATATAACAAAAAAAGAATTTGTTACATGTCAAAAGAAAAGTCATATTTAGGAAAAATCCTAACAGATGTTGACGGTCAACCGTCTTCTAAAAGATTAGTAACACTTATAGCATTTGTTTTAATATCATGTGCATTTGTTGCTAATATTTTCTGTGAAATACCATTAAAAGAATATATGTTTGAAGGAATGCTTTGGTTAGCCGGAGCTGGACTTGGTTTTTCTACAGTTGAAAAATTTAGTAGAAAAGGGTATAAAGACGAGGCCCAATAAAATCAAGATAAATAAACTATGGTTAATGGATATACAGCAACGGAAGTTGGAGATAAAATTATTGCTAAACTGGTAGAACCTTATGAAAATGTACTTTCAATTTTAGATTGGAATATACAGGCAGGCTGGTCTAACGAATTTACAGTAGGAAATCTTACATTCTCAGAAAATATGGAAATTGTATCAGGAATAGGTACAAATCTAGACCTTAATCAAGGAGATATTATTCTCGCAGGAGGTCATGAATTCGAGGTGTTAGAAACACCTGATCAATTTACTGTAATATTATCTCAACCATCTCATGTTAATCTTAATAATGTGCCTTTCCATATTAAAACAAACTCATGGAACAATTTTTCTTACGAGTGGAGATGGAGTCAAAACCCAGAAAATCAAGGAGGCGAGCTTAGTGAATGGCATCCTTTAAATCATACAAACCTGGTAGGAGACCTTTTAGGTTTAAACCCAGACCCGACAATTCCACTTTGGTTAGAAATAAGATGTACGGTAGAACAAATACAACCGCTACATGAACTACATTTTCTTAGCATAACATATACTATAGAATATTTTGATGGAACAATAGAAGAATGTCCGCAAATATGTTTAGAATGTGAACCTTTTCAACTTGAAGGATGTGCAAATATTTTAGTTGATTGCGACAGCGCAAATCTATACAATCCTTATGGTTTACAAAAACCAGCCCACATATATAAAAGTCTATCAAGTTTAGCAAATAGTGTTTATGGACATAAAGTTATTTATTATAGAGTAGAGCCAAACACCAGAAGTAAAGATGTTATTTTAAAAGAATATTCTCTATATGACGTTATAGAAAAAGCATCAATAAAACTCTTGGTTCCAGGAAATGAATTTCCAACAGAATCATCGACTTTCGATATTTTTGGAATGGGCTTTGAAGATTTTGAAGTTCATCTTTTAGGAGAAGAATTTAGAAAACATTTTGGAGAAGGTAAAAGTCCTAGAAGTAGAGACTATTTATATTTCCCATTTAATAATAGAATGTACGAAGTAAATGGAGTAAGTCTTGCTGATGAGTTTAATAGAGAGTTAACCTATTTTAAATTAATGCTTAAAAAGTATGAAAACAGGACTTCTACAGAAAAAGGACAATTTGAAGATGACCTTAAAGACCTTGTTGTAGGAACTGAAGAACTATTTGGAGAAGAGGTAGAAGAAGAGACTAAAAAGGTTACAAAACCTCAACAATATCAATCAACCCATCACAGGGCACAGGATGGAGTAAGACAGTTTGTTCATAAAGACCTATTAATAAAAGATATCGATCTTAAAAATAGATGGACCGTTATTTCACGTAATTTCTATGATTTATCTTCAGTACTTGATGACGAGTTTCAGGCACCTGCCGTTGTATATGAACAAAATTCTAGATTAGAAATAGATCAAAACATATCTTTTACATATTGGTTTAGACCCCACTCTAATTGGAATGCAAATAACCCAAAAACATTTGATATTATAGACGGGACTAATACTTTAGGAAATGGTCTTATTGTTAAAATGAACCCTTCAACAATTGATGTCGTTATAAATGATGAGTCTTATGAGTTTCTTCATGGAATGTTGTTATCAAATGCGTATTGGTATGCTGTTGTAATAAATTGTAGTAATACTTATGGAGAGGTTTCATGTTCAATTTATAAACTAGACAGCCAAAATAATTATCTAGATCCTGGAGGAGTAAACGACTTACCTCAAATGTATCATGAAAATTTAGACCTTTTAAAGCAACTTGCCTGGGAATCAGATGTAAATTGGAGTATTAGAGGAGGTTTATTAGACCTTACAAATATAAGAATTTTATCAAAAACAGTAGAGCAAGAACAACATGTTCCGGTGTTACACCAATATGTTCTTAGAGATGCACAATTATCTTTAGTAACAGATAATGCTATACCATCTTTACAACTTCAGGTCTACAAATCTAATAGATAAATCTAGATATATAATCTAAATTATTAATAAATGTCAGAAAAGAAAAGAACAATTTCAGAACAGGCCGACGATATCAGAAAAGATTTAGAAAATCTTTTAGGCCCAGACGAGAGTATAGATGTTGAAAAAGATCCAAGCGATCTTCCAATTCCTAAATTTCATAATGCAACTCCCGCTGTAAATTATGGTGATATGAAAATAACATCAGAAAAGCAGGCTAAAAAGACTATTAATTCTCTAATGAAATTTTATCTAGACGCGGATATTATAGAAAAGGATGAATACTTACAGGCTAAAAAGAAAATGGATGAAATGACAATGAGTTCTCTGGTTTATCAGCTTAAAGCCGGTGAAAGAGCACTTACAACGTTGTTAGAAACTATAGAAGGAGGAGAATTGGCACCTAGGATGTTTGAAGTACTTGCGACATTACAGAAATCAATGCTTGATATTATTAAAAGTCAAACAATGTATCTTATGGCTACTGAAGAAAGTACAAAAAGAATTGCAAGAGATATTGAACTCTATAAAAAGAGAGAGCATGACGATGAATTAGAAAAGGTTGGAGGAAGAGATAATGGAAATATCCAAAGAGGTACAAAAGACCTTATGAATCAAATTCAGGCTGGAATTAAACAGGCAGATATAGAAGACGTAGAACCAGAACCAGACAATGAGTGATAATTATTGGATACCGAAAGAACAGGACCAGTCAACAACAGACAGGCTGGTATGGTCTACTAAAAAAATAGAAGACCTACATGTAGCGCTTGACCAGGGTTATAAACCCGGTGTTAAGATGCCGTTTTATGAAGGTAAGCAATTTCTTAAGAGAGGTAATATAGTATTCGAATACACTGACGACGAAATACAAGAGCTGGCAAGATGTGCTGCAGATATTGTATATTTTGCAGAAAAATACGCGGTTGTTTTAACAGACGAGGGAATTAGACAAGTAAAATTGAGAGACTATCAAAAAGATATGCTCCGAAATTTTCAAAATAATAGATTTAATATTTGTCTAGCAAGTAGACAGATGGGTAAAACAGTAATGGCCAGTATTTTTAACGCCTGGTTCCTAACCTTTTCTACAGATAAAAATACACTCCTATTAGCCAATAAATCAGATACTACAAAAGAAATTATTGATAAAGCAAAGGTGGTTATAGAAAATCTACCGTTCTTTATGAAACCTGGAATTACAAAATATGATGTAATGAATGTCAAATGTGATAATGGAAGTAGACTGGTAGGACAGAGTACGACAGCAAAGGCTGGTATTGGTTTTACAATTCATTTACTGTTCTTGGATGAGTTTGCCCACATACACCCATCAATAGTAGACTCTTTTTACGAAAACATTTATCCAACACTTTCAGAATCTAAGGTTTCTAGAATTATTATTACAAGTACGCCAAATGGCTTTAATAAATTTTATAAAATATACACAGCTGCAGAAAGAGGAGATAATGAATATTTTCCGATGAGAATAGACTGGTGGCAACACCCTGACAGAAACGACGAATGGTATAAAAGAGAATTGGCAAACCTTGGAAGTATTGAGGCTTTTAACAGACAATATGGAAATGAATTTGTAAGTTCATCAAATCTTCTCTTAGACCCAGGTTCTATGAAAAAGATGAGAAGTAAAATGAAAGAATATATTCACCATGATTTTGACGAATTTACAGACGTTAGTATAGAAACAAAAGACTTTTTATCATGGCATCCAGGTTTTGATATAGAAACACTTAAAGACAAAGATAAACACTGGCTTTTAACAGTTGATATTGCAGAAGGAAACGGAGGTGACTATTCTATAATTAATATATTTAGAGTAGACCCAATGTCTAAAAAAGAAATAGAAAAGGTAAATACGCCCGGAGCACTATATGACTTTTTTAAACTGGAACAGGTTGGAGTATTTAGAAGCAATGAACATGTTATAGAAGACTTCGCTAAATGCCTTTATATAATCGGTGTAGAATTATTATATAATGAAAATACAAAAATGATTATAGAATACAATACCTACGGGGCAGTTCTTTTAAAATATATGTCTACAATATTTCCTAGAACAAATGATTTTGACCAGGAAATGGTATTAAGATTTAAACATAGACATGATAGTAGAGGACTTAAACATGGTATAAAAGTTAAAAATGATAATAAACCTATATTTTGTCAAAACTTTAAATCTTTACATTCTCTTAATAAGATAAATGTAAGTCATTTTGAAACAGTAACAGAAATAAGTCTTTTTGGTACTTTACCTAACGGAAGCTATGGAGCCCAAATGGGCCATGATGATCTGGCGATGTCCAGTATTATTTCAACGGAGTATTTTAATACGACAGCATTTGCTGATTCTGTTGAAGAACTTTTAGACACTATCGATCCAGATCTACATGATTTTATGGAATTAACCCTGTATAAGGATAACGAAGACCAAGGTGATTTACAATATGATATTTACGATCTTCTATAATTTGTCAAATTCCATTTTAGAGTTAGATATATACATTAACAAACTTAAAAAAAATAAATTAAAATTATGGCACTAAGTCCTCATTTATTACAGTTCAAATCTTCCGGTGTATACCGTTTAGAATTTGACAAGTCGCAGGTATCAAGCATATCTGCTGAGACTATTAGATTAGTTGTAGGTCACTCTAGAAAAGGACCTTATAACACCCCAGTTTATATTGAAGACACAGAAACCTTTGATTCGGTTTTTGGAGGAATTGATTCTAAACTAGAAAAAAAGGGAATGTTTTTCCACAGATCATGTATCGAAACTCTTAAAAGAGGTCCGATTCTTGCATTAAATTTAGCACAGTTCGAAAACACTGATATTGCAAATTATGCATCTTTATCTACTAACGGTTCTAGCGAACAGGCTATTTCTGTAGAAGATAATGATGAATACGAAAACTTCCACGACAATGACAAATTTATGTTTCCATCAGATGCTGAAGTTTTAGCAACTGTAGGAACTAACCCAAACAATTGTTTAAATCTTGTAAACGTTGGTAAAGGAGATGTATCTGTTATTGTAAGACAAGCACAAGACGTAAAAGCTTTTGATATTCCATGTAGAGAATGGTACGGTCAAGGAAATTGTCCAGATGATTTAGATGAATTTTCATATATTTCAGACTATATGGTTGATGTATTTGTATTTAAAGGTAAATTTAATGCAGCTGCATTAGATAACGATCCATTATTTGGAGACCACTTTAACGCTGAAGGTCTAGAAAAAGACGAATTAGAAAACTTTATAGGTCACAGACAAGTTGACTTAATAGCAAAATATACAGGTTCTCTTATTCCAGCATTTAAAGATTTAGAAGGAAATGCACTTTACTTAGAACAAATGATTAACGCAGAAACCAGAAAAACAGGAGTTTTCTGTGCGGTTCACGAAGAAGAAGTAGAAGAATATGCAGCAGGAAGTTGTGACCTAGTAGGTAACATTTATGATGGAAGTGAATCTTATGACTTACTTTCGTACAGATTAGCAGCAGGAGAAAGAGAAATTGATTTATCTGACTACACAACAAACTCTGTTTCAGGAGTTGAAACAGCATTAGAATATACTGGTTCAGGTACTGCATCGGCACCCGTTGCTGTTGGAGATTATCTTCCAGGTGATGGTAACAAACTTGCTAAAGTAACTAAAGTTTCTAAATTAGGAGCAATTTATACAGTATGTTGTTCAAGAGCAATCGCAACAGGTTTTGATTCAGCAAACGATAAAGGAATTTTATCATTTGAATCAGCTGCTACAGAATACTATATTTACAATTTAAACAAGGCAATCATAGGAGCAAAAGATAAAGCAGGTTGTTTAGCACAGCTTTCAAATTCTGGAGTAACTAAAGCACTTGTTGATAGAGACGTTATCGACTTTAGATATATTGTTGATACTTTTGGTTCTTGGGATATTACAAACGGAAAACTTTTAAATAAAGAAGAGTTTACAATGGTTGCTAAAGAGAGACAAAATGTTTCTTGTATATTAAACGCACCTACCGTTGCTGAATTCAAACAATCAACTGATCCATCATTTATTGATACTGCATCAGAAAAATTTGAAACAAGACACGTTGCAACAGGAGGAGACCTTTCTCAAAACCCAAATGGAATTTACAGTTTACCATCAATCAATACAGGTTCAAACTACGGATTCTATTATGGTCCTGGTTTAAATGTAAGAGAAAATGGAAAAATCAAAGTTATTCCACCAGCCGCTTATGTTTCTAACAACTACATCGACAAATATAATAACGCCCTTCCATGGTCAATCGTTGCAGGTCCTCGTAGAGGAATTGTATCAGGAACTAATGTAGTAGGAGCTGAATATTCTTTCGATAAAGAAGATAGAGATAACATAGAACCTTTTGGAATTAACCCAATCGTTTTTGAAAGAGGAGTTGGTCTTGCTATTAAAGGTAATAAAACCGGACAGCAAAATGTTAAATCAGCATTAAGTTCTGCTCACGTAAGAGAAGTATTAATATATCTTGAAAATGGTATTGCTGATATTCTTAAAGATTACGTATTTGAATTTAATACAGCACAAACAAGACTTGAAATCAAAACTTTAGCTGATTCTTTCATGGAAGGAATTCTAGCAGATTCAGGTGTTTATGCTTATAAAAACGTAATGGATCAGACTAATAACACTAACGAAGTAATTGATAACAATATGGGTATTTTAGATACTTATGTTGAACCAGTTAAAGGTTTAGAAATCATCGTTCACAGAACAACGGTTCTTAACACTGGCGAAATCGCTTCAGGAGGTTATTAATAAATAATATTAAACTAAAGAGGATACTTCTAAGGTATCCTCTAAAGTTTCTAACTTTAAAGAGATATATAAATAAAATTAAAAATAAAAAACGATAAAAATGGCATTACCACATTATTCACAAGATCAGACTAGTAAGAAAGGTAAGAATTTCGAGCCAGTATTAAAGAATATGTTTGAAGTAACTATCCTTCCACCAGCAGGTGTTAGTGGTCAGGATATGTTTATTCAACATGTTAATACAGTTGCAGGTTTAGAACTTCATAAAGAATTACCAGAAATCGCACAAAAATATAAATGGTCAGAAAGAAAATATTCAGGAACTCCTGAATCATCAACTTTAGAAGTTACTATAGGTTTTTCATTAAACTTAAATGACGCTAACCAGATGTATCTTTATAAATCTATGAGAGAATGGTACAGACTTCAATACAATCCAGAAACTGGAGAACATGGTCTTAAGAAAGATTATGTTGGACAAATTGTAGTTGTTCAATTCAATAGAGCAGGTGATATCTTTAGAAAAATTACTTTAGAAGACTGTTTCCCAAAATCAGCTCCTAACCCACTTGCAGATGGAGATTATTCTTCAAATGATGCAGAGACTATGGAAGTTGTATTTGTATGTAACACATGGGCAGAAGAACTTACTTAAAATTAAAAGATTAAAACTAGAGAAGACTATAAGTGTCTTCTCTTTTTTTACTCAGAAAATATAATATAATATTCTAATAATATGTCAGATTCAGAAAAAAACTATATGGTAGATAAATTGATTAAGAAGATTCAAGTTCTTCTGACTGAACCTGAGTTTGAAGAATTGAACCATATTATACTAAGCAAAGCATTAAAAGACAAACAGCGCCCAAAATCTGTAAGCGCGTTTGTTAGAGAATTAATTCAAGTTGAAATTAATAAACAAAATAGTGAAACAAAATAGAAACCTTTAATATAACTTAAAAATATTTTAATAATGAGCGAAGATAACAAAAGCAAAAACGAAGAATTTGACAATTTCTTAAATAAGAAAGAAAAGTCAGGTGGAGCTTTCGATGATACAGCAAGAGAAAGTGTAGAAGATGTTCAGGCAGAAGAAACAACATCTAATAAAAATAAAGACCTAGGATCTGTAAATATGCAGAAATTCGGTCAAGATAAAGCAGAGTCTACAGATTTTGTATTAGGTTACCATAAAGTAAGTATGGATAGCCTTTTTTCTAAAGGTAGATTTTACCCTGCAGACGCTAAAATATCTATTAGATCTGCAAAAGTTGCAGAAATCAGACATTTCTCTACAATGGTAGAAGGAAATATTCTAGATATAGAAGACAAGTTAAATAATATATGCAAAGCATGTATGAGATTTGAAAGCAGAACAAAAAAGTTATCTTATAAAGACTTATTAGAAGAGGATAGAATTAATATCCTTTTGCAAATTAGAGACCTTACATTTCCAGAACCTGAAAACAAATTAATGTTAAAGGCTGAAAACAGTTATGGTACAACAAAAGACGTTGAATTAGCTACAAAAAACTTTTCAACATCAGAAATTCCTTCAGAAATTGAAAAATATTATGACGAAGGTTTAAGATGTTTTAACATTAAAACACGTTCTTCAGGAGATATTCAAATGAGACCACCTTCAATTGGTGTAATGGAAGAAGTAACTAAATATATTAGAGAACAACAAGAGGCTAAGAAGAGATGGGACCAGGCATTCGTTCAGGTTCTTCCTTATGTTCAACTTGATTGGAGAGGTTTTAATCAAGCTGAAATCTTTAATAGAGAAGTTGCATTTCAAGGATGGAATGAAAAAAAGTATATGGTAGTCTATAGGCTAGCTGAAAAAATGAAAATAGGAGCACAACCTGAAATGGAAGTGGATGTCGACGGAGAGACGGTAACGCTCCCTCTCGAATTCCCAGGTGGAGTCAAAAGTCTTTTCATTATTTCAGATCTCGCTGGAGAACTTCTTTAAGACTAAATTCTATCTGGGACATCATTTACGTCTCCAGCCCTCTGAAATCGATAATCTCGATTATTATGAGTACACGTATTACGTACAGAACTTGATGGAATACCTCAAGCAAAAACAAAAACAAGAAGGTAACCAACAGGAACAACAGGACGAGAAAATGGCAGATTACAAAAAACAAATGCCTAATATGAATGCCTATAAAAACCCAAAAATGCCAAGCATGTCAGGCGGAAGTATGAAAATGCCTAAATTTTAGGGAATATATAAAAAAAACATTCTAATGTACTTTGAGCGCATTTAAGTCACCATTCGAAAAACTCAGTTATGAAGCACAGGACCGTATGGCCGGTGCTTTAGAACCAGGTGGAGCTACACATGATATATTAGCCGATATTTTACAACAAATAGAGGCTAGTAATAAAAGGGCTGAAAAGGCCCCTGGTGGTGGTTCAATATTTAGTGGTTTAACAATTAAAGAGGCTATAGCCTTAAAGATTCTTGGTGAAAAAGGTCTTAGTGCAGTAGCAAAAGGTTTAGGAGCACTTGCTGAAGTTATCGATGGTATGAAAACCGGAGGTAAAGAGGCTAAAGAAAAAATGGAAGCCCTTGGAGAAGGAATTTCAGCAATTCAAGGTTTAGGAAAGGCAATATTACAATTCGCAGGCTATTTAATATTAGCAACCCCATTACTTATTATAGGAGTATTTGCAGCACCTCTATTTGCAGGCGCTTTATACTTAATACTATTAGCAGTAAATTGGGGAGCGAAATCTTTAGCAGATGAACAAACTAGAGAAGCCCTTACGGCACTTGGAGATGTTGGAGATGCTATTTTTAGATTTGGATGGAAACTTGCACTTTCTCTTTTAATATATCCATTTGCATTAATGGCAATGTTAATTGTCGCACCAACAATTTTTCTGGTTGGGTTTTTATTTAAGATGCTAGTTGATATGAAGTTCCACAAAGGAATGAAAAAAATGGCAAGGGCCCTTATGGTAGCAGGTACAGCAATATTATGGCTAGGTGTTACATTAGCATTATTTGGTTTAATATTTCCAGCAAATAAAGAATCGTTCCAAACATTAGGAATGGTAGCCCTTGTTGTATTAGGTTTAGCACTTGTATTTTGGCTAGTAGGAAGGGCTCAGAAAAAGATTTATAAAGGTGCAGTAGCAATGGCATTCGTAGGTTTGTCAATCATTGTTATAGCAATAGCCATTAAATTCTTTGAAGCCGCTTTACCGGCAGAAAAATGGGAGTTTTTCGCCGCGTTAGGAGTTGCCTTAGTAGGTTTAGGACTTATATATTGGTTAGCCGGAATGGTAGCAACCGATATTGTCAAAGGTGCATTTGCCATGGCAATGGTAGGATTGTCTTTAATAATATTAGGAATAGGTGTACTAATAATGTCTTATGCCGTTCCTGATATGATGTCAGTTTTAAAAATGCTAGCACTTATTGGAGGTTTAGGAGTAGTATATGGCTTAATAGGTATGTATGAATCTGGTTTAATTACTGGTATACCTTTAACAATTACAATAGGTTCCCTCGCGATGATCGCAGTTGGAGTCTCGTTATTAGTACTTGGTTTAGGCGTTATGTTAATGGCCAAGGCGGTTGAACCTTTAGATTGGGAAAAAGTAGGAATGATGGGAGCTATAATTTTAGGATTGGTTGTAGGTTTTTCTGCAGCAGGTCTGGCTTCTATTCTTATTATTCCAGGAGCATTCGCACTAGGCGTAGCAGGAGTTGCACTACTTGCGGTAGGAGCAGGACTTCTAGTTATGGCTAAAGTATTTGAAGGAAATGGATGGAAAAATATGGTTGCAACACACCATGAATCAGACGGGTTCTTAGGTTTTGGTGGAGGACCTGTTAGTAATTTACAAACATTAATGGAAGCAGTTGGGTATTCATTTATTTGGAACCCAATAAGCGTAGCAGGTATGTTAGGAGGAGCATTAGGAATGGGTGCAATTGGTTTAGCAATGTTAGCACTTGCTCCCGGTATTCAAGCAATGTCAGGAGTATTTAAAGGAACTGCTTGGAAAAGTATGATTGCAACTCACCATTACGAAGAAGGATGGTTTCCATGGAGTGATGCTAGTCCTATTTCAAATATAATGCATTTAGTAACTCAATTAGGAGCAGCATTTAATCTAGGATGGGCAGCATTTGGTATTATGGCAGGAGCAGGAGCAATGGTCACAGTTGGAAAATCATTAATGAGCTTAGCACTTGGTGTAAAATTCTTTATGAATACTGGAATTAACCCTGGAATAGCATGGGCGATAGGAATGATGGTTAAAATGATTGCTACTCCATTTGGAATAATAGGTAAACTATATGGAGGAGGAACAGGATTCTTTGGTTTAGGACCAAGTCCTCTTATGGAAGGTGTTAGAGCAACTCAAGGTATGGGTAAAGCACTTACAAGTATCGCAGAAGGTATGGTACAAATGGCAAAATTAAGGTTCCCACAATATAATGACCCTAAAAACCCAGAAAAAATTACAGGATATACAACACTAACAGGAGGAGATATGAATAAAGTATCTACGAATGTAATGATGATGGTTATGAAACTTGGTGTTGCATTTGGAACAATTGGTAGATTATATCCAAGAGAGCCTAGAGGAGGACTTTTAGGTTTTTGGGGCTTTACAAAACCAAGTCCAGTTCAACAAGGTATAGCATCAATGTCCGGGATGGGAGAAGTCCTATCAAGCGTAGCTGGAGGAATGGTCGATATGGCTAAAATGAAATTCCCAGTTTATGGCGACCCTAATAAACCAACTAAAATAACAGAGTACATTTCTTTAACAGGAGGAGATCTTGATGGAGTTATGAATAATATTATCTATATGATAGAGGCATTAGCCGAAGGTTTTGCATATATTGGTAGAAAATATCCAAGAAAACCTATGGGAGGTTTATTAGGTTTTTATGGTTTCTCACAGGATAGTGATTTGGGACAGGGTGTTAACGCAATGACAGGTATGGGAGAAGTTCTTACAGCCCTTGCTAAATCATTCCTTGATATGGCAGGAATGAAGTTTAATGTTTATGGAGATCCGAATGACCCACTAAAAGTAACAGAATATATTACCCTAACAGGTGGAGATATTGAAGGGGTTGTAAACAATATTATGTTTATGATAGAATCAGTAGCCGAAGGTTTTGCCAGTATTGGTAGAAAATATGGAGGTTGGTGGTTCGGAGGTGGAGACATAGAAGACGGTGTTGAAGCAATGAAAGAAGTAGCTCCAGTTATGGTTAAAATATTAGACCCTATTAAAAAGTTCTTACAGACAAAGGGAGTAGATATGAAATCTGCACCTAGAGACATGGCAAGTTTACTAAGAGGTATGACTACAATGTTTGAAAGATTAACACAATTAGGAGGTTATGATATTAGCAATGTCGCATGGGGAGTTACAGAGTTTTTTAACGCGTTTAAAAATGAAGACTATAGATTTGGTAACTTTTTACTTTCAGGACAGGATAAAAGTATAAAGGCAATGGCCCAAATAACAGCAATGTTCCAAAACTTGGCTGCTATTAAAAATATATGGTCTACTGCAATGGCCCTTAATATGATTGGTAGAGCAGTTGCTGGTATGAGAAGTGAAGAAACAATGTCAATGTCTTCTTCTTCAAGTGATCCTGGAAGATATTCATTTAGTGCTTCAAAGTCTTCTGCTTCAATGAGTTCTACTAAAAAAGGATATGGAGAAGTTCTTCAACTTGTAGGAATGCTAGGAGGAGACCTTCCAATGTTAAGACCAAATGCATTCGATCTATCTATGATATCGTTTGCATACCATAGGATGGGTAAAGTAGCCCCTGAAATGATATCGACATTTAAAGGATTGTTATATTGTTTAGATGAAATTTCTATAAATATGACAGCACATAATCTTAAAAAAATAGCAACCGCACTTGGAACTTCAGAACCTTATATACTGATAAACTCTAACGCGCTCCATAGAGCAGCAAGAGCTTATGAAAGAATTGGTAGAACAATTCCTTTTGGAGGATGGCAACTTACAAAATTAGTAGAGTCTATAGATGAGGTAGACCTTAGCGATCAGGCAGAGGCTCTTGAAAGTATGGCTGAGTCGTTTACAACAATTGCAAAGGCTTCTAAAGAATTAGAAATAGAGGCTCTTAAAGAATCTACAAAGATGTTTAACGCACTTGCATATCTTTCAGAACAGGGAGGTGAAGATGCGATAGAAGCACTTGGTGATGAATTAATAGAGGCTATTAAAAAACTAGCCCTAATGATAGCAGATTTTGAAGGTACTGTTAAAGATGCTAAAGACGATAATAAATCATTTGTTTCTAATGTTATCGATGGTGCTAACAACGCGGCCAATAAATTG